CTCCGACACAGTCGGTAATCCACGAGGACAGTCCGTTCACAGCCAAACCAGTCGGGAACTAACCCGATGGCAGCCAAACGATCCAAACCCTTACGAGGGGCAACCAAGCCTAGGCTTCAATCAATACCTCTTAAAGGTCAGACCAAGCTGCAAGATGTCAAAGACCTCTGCGAGATTATCCAGATGCCTCTACTGCCGTGGCAGGAGTACGTGCTGAAGGATATGCTTACAGTAGATAAACAAGGCTTCTGGATAAGAAAGACCTGTCTTGCAATTCTGGCAAGGCAAAACGGCAAAACGCACCTAGCTCGCATGCTTATCCTTGCTCATTTGCTAAAGTGGGATAGTAAGAACATTTTAATCATGTCATCGAACCGTTCAATGGCATTAGAGACATTCAGGCAAGTTGCCTCAATATTGGAGAGTAATGACCACCTTAAAGGATTCGTCAAACAGATACGTTACGCTAACGGAACTGAAAGCATTGAAATGCTCGATGGAACACGTCTTGACGTTGTTGCAGCCACTAGAGATGGCTCTCGTGGAAGAACCGCCGACTTTCTATATATCGATGAACTTAGAGAAATTAACGAAGAAGGATATCGAGCAGCTATCCCAACTACGCGAGCGCGCCCAAATGCTCAAACATTACTTACAACTAACGCAGGAGACGCTTTCAGTACTGTCCTAAATGGCATGAGAGAAAGAGCGCTAGAGAACCCACCAAAGAGCTTTGGGTTCTATGAATACTCAGCACCACAATATTGCAAGATTACCGACCGACAAGGCTGGGCTCAAGCGAACCCTGCACTTGGCTATACGATAAGTGAGGAAGCCCTTGAGGAAGCTGTTGCAACTAGCCCGATTGAAAACACTAGAACTGAGTTACTTTGTCAATGGATTGATTCTCTCAGTAGCCCTTGGCCTCATGGCGTACTTGAGGACACCTCAGACTCCTCGCTCACGATTCCGCCGGGTGGTTATACAGTCTTTGCTTTCGATGTCAGTCCATCTCGCCGCAATGCAAGTCTCGTTGCTGGTCAAATACTCCCTGACGGCAGAATCGGCGTGGGAATACTCCAAACGTGGGAGTCGCAGGTATCGGTTGATGACCTTAAGATCGCTGTTGAAATCAAAGGCTGGGCTGACCAGTACAGACCGCGCCAAATCTGTTTTGACAAATATACAGCGCAATCAATCGCAGACCGACTAACAAACGCAGGGCAAATTGTTATGGACATCTCGGGTGCTGCCTTCTATCAGGCTTGCGGTGATCTCCTTGACGCTTTAGTAAACCATCGCCTAGTTCATGCCGGTCAAGAGAACTGGGTGCAGCAGATGAATAACTGCGCAGCTAAGACCAACGACTCATCATGGCGCATTGTTAAACGCAAAAGTGCTGGCGATGTATCAGGTGCTATTTCTACTGCAATGGTTGTTCATCAATTAACGAAACCACAACAGGTAGCGGCAATCTACAGCGAATGACCTACATGTAGTGTATAATTGCCTTCTATGGGTCTCTTTTCGCGTAAGCCGCAAATCTTAGAAGCACAGCTCGCGCCTCAGGTCATGGGCGAGAACCTTCCATCGATCTACAACCAGATTGCGCTTCGCGTATCTCGCAAAGATGCGATGTCAGTTCCCTCAGTTGCTAGAGCTCGCAACCTAATCTGCGGAACAGTTGCTTCAATCCCACTTGAGTATTACAACAAGCGCACCGGCGAAGTTATGGCTGCGCCACGTTGGATTAACCAACTATCAAAGAACCAGCCATCATTCGTAACCCTAACTTGGTGCGTTGATTCTCTCCTATTCTACGGAGTGGCTTACCTTCGCGTTACAGAGCGCTATGCCGAGGATGGTCGCCCAGCAGCCTTTGAGTGGATTGCTAACTCACGAGTTACATACACAACAGACCTCGAAGGCATCATGATCACACAGTATTACGTCGATGCTTACCCAATCGACATGAATGACATTGTGACTATTCAAGGATTCGATGAAGGAGTTCTAGAACGCGCTGGTCGTACAATTCAATCTGCTATTGATATTAACCGCGCAGCTTCAGTTGCTTCTGCTACTCCAATGTCTAGCGGAATCCTAAAGAACACAGGCGCAGACCTTCCACCTAACGAAGTCTCTGGACTTCTTGCAGCGTGGAAGCGCAGCCGTCAGAATAACTCTACTGCTTACCTGACATCTACTCTTGAGTTCCAATCTACACAGTTCTCACCTAAAGACATGATGTACAACGAGGCAATTCAGAACCTTTCTACTGAAATTGCTCGCGCTATGAACGTGCCAGCGTATTACTTGTCAGCAGATCAGAACACAACAATGACTTATGCCAACGTCCAAGACGAGCGCAAGCAGTTCTACGCGCTAAGCATTGAGCCTTACATTCAGGCTATTCAGAGCCGTCTCTCGATGGACGACATCTCTACAGCAGGGCATGAGGTTCGCTTTGCAGTATTTGATACATTCCTAAAGAACGACCCATTGGTTGAACTTCAGGTACTTGAGAAGCTCTTATCACTAGGACTTATTACAACTGAACAGGCTATGGAAATGACAGATTTAACTCCTAACGGATTGGAAGGATTAAGTTAATGGATCAACTAATTATCGAAGCAGCCTCTATTGAGTGCAGCGAGGAACGTCGCGAAATCAGCGGCAAGATTGTTCCAATGGGTACTGGCGAAGTCGGCAATACCAATATGGGCGGCGTTGTATTTGAAGCAGGCTCTATTGAAATTGCTGACCCAACTAAAATTCGTCTTTTGTCACAGCATCAAGTTTCAAAACCGATAGGTCGCATGATTTCCGCAGAAACACGCGCAGATGGAATTTACGCTACATTTAAATTGAGCCGTTCAACAGCGGGAAATGATGCTCTCATTCAGGCTCAAGAAGGACTCGTTAGTGGTCTTTCAGTTGGTGCAGAAGTAATCGCATCAAAGCCTTCACGCGATGGACACATTGTTGTCTCATCAGCAAAGCTAAAAGAAGTTTCTCTTGTAACTGAACCGGCTTTCAAGTCTGCTCAGGTATTAGAGATCGCAGCAGAGGAAGTAATCCCTGCTGAACCAACCCAACCAGAAAGCGAGCCAGTCGTGGAAGAAACCACTACACCGGTAGAAGCTCCAGCAGTTGAAGCAGCAGCAGTCGAAGCCGCTCGCCCAACAGTTGCAGCGGCACTAACAGTACGCGAGCGCATTGCGCCAATCTCATCAGCACAGTATCTCGAAGCATCAATCAAGTCAGCACTTGGTGATGACGAGGCACGTCGCACAGTTCGTGCAGCAGATGACTCAACATCAACAAACACGGGCCTCACACTCCCGCAGCACTTAAACACATTTTTGACCGACACATTCTCAGGTCGTCCTGCGTTTGAGGCAGTAACTCGCAACGCACTTACAGAATCAGGCATGAGCTTCACAGTTCCACGCCTTTACACAAACGCTTCATCAGCTGACGTTGCACCAACAGTTGCAGACACAAACGAAGGCTCAGCACCATCTGAGACAGGCATGACTTCTGCATACGACACAGTAACAGTCGAGAAGTTCTCAGGTTTGCAGCGCGTATCATTCGAGCTTGTAGATCGCTCATCACCTGCGTTCATGGAACTCATGATGGCAGAACTTCGCAAGGCATACGAGAAGGCAACAGACGCAGCTCTTATTGCTAAGTTTATCTCAGCAGGAACAGCAGCAACAAACGTTGCAACAACAGCAGCAGGACTTCAGTCATTCGTGTCTGTAGAAGGCGCTGCAGCATACAAGGGCACAGGCGGAGACTTCGCTAACAAGCTCGTTGCTTCAACAGACCAGTGGGCTGCTATCACAGGATACGCAGACACAACAGGGCGCCCACTCTACTCAGCACAAGGTGCTACATACAACGCAGCAGGCAACGCAGTTGCAACAAGCGTCGTAGGCGGAATCCTAGGCACCGACTTAATCGTCGATCACAACATCTCAGCATCAGGCATCTCAGATGACTCAGCCTTCTTGGTTGCGCCACGTTCTGTCTATGCTTGGGAATCACCAACAACTCAGCTTCGCGTGAACGTTCTTACTTCAGGCGAGATTGAAATCAACCTTTACGGATACCTCGCACTTTACGTCGCGAAATCAGGTAAGGGCGTACGTCGCTTCGCAGTAGCGTAATCGCGACAAACTAAGTCGCTAGAGGGGGCTGCCAGAGCCCTTGCAGCTCCCTCTAGTCTTTAGAAAGGATAGCAATGTCAATCACAACAGTTGCAGAACTAAGAACAGCTCTCGGAGTCGGAACTCTTTATACCGACGCTGTATTGCAGTCTGTCTGCGATGCTAGTGATGAGGTCTTGTTGCCTTTTCTATGGACTAATACGACTCCGGCTATCGCTCACAGCAATGTCGGCACAGTAGGAACTCTTTATTTCAATGACTACGTTCAAGATGTATTCTATGTAGGTCAATCAGTTACAATTACAAAGTCAGGCACTAAGTTTAACGGCACAAAGACAATCACCGGAGTTGGTGAGAAAAGCATTACTGTGACAACAACTCATACTAGCGACAATGCTTACCACCCAATCAATCCTTATGGTCAGGTTGCAGCAGATACTTACGTCGATTACACAACTGTGCCAGCCATTCAAGAAGCCAGCCTTATGATCTGTGTATCAATCTGGACATCTCGCCAGACTAACTCAGGCAATGGCATGAACCCAGATGGCTCAATCGGATCAATGTACGCTATGTCCTCTCAACTCATTGCTCGAATCAGAGGGCTCATCTCGCCTTATTTAAGCCCGAATTCGATGATTGGCTGACCCATGCCAGCGATAACAACCCTTAGAAGCAGTATTGCTTCAGCGTTAGCGGATAACACCAAGTACAGCGTGTTTGCGTTCCCACCTGCTACTCCTATTGCTAACAGCGTTATAGTCACACCTGACGATCCTTACATTGTGCCAAGCAATAACGATTACACATCTATTGCGCCGATGGCTAATTTTAAGATTTCTATCCTTGTTCCGTTGCTAGACAACGAGGGCAACCTTGCTGGAATAGAGGCGGATGTAGTTCGCGTGTTTAGCCTGTTAGAGGCTTCCAGCATTGTATTTAACGTAGGAAGCGTGAGCGCCCCAAGCGTTCTATCTATCGCTTCAGGAGACTTGCTTACTTGCGACATTGCAATAAGCACCCTAACGGAATGGAGCTAATCGAATGGACGATTGGACAAAGGAACAAGCCGACTTCCTAGCGAAAATCGGTCAGCTTCCACCAGCAGCACCAGCACCAAAACCAACTACCAAGAAAGATGAGGAATAACTGAAATGGCAGTATTTCTAAACAATGGCGTAGTTTTGACAGTCAATTCAGTTGATCTCTCAGACCACGTCACAGCAGTAACAATCAACCGTTCATTCGATGAACTCGAAGTGACAGCAATGGGTGACTCAGGTCACAAGTTCGTTAAGGGCTTGGAAGCATCATCAATCACAATCGACTTCCTCAATGACACAGCGACAGGTGAAGTCCTTCAGACCCTTCAAGGCATCTGGGGAACAAACGCACCTATCACAGTAAAGCAGTCAAGCGCAGCAACTTCAGCAGCTAACCCACTTTACTCAATGACTTGCCTTATCAACAACACAACCGATATCAACGGTTCAGTTGCTGATCTCTCAACACAGAGCCTCACATTCAATGTGTCAGGTACAATCGCAGTAACAACATCCTAATAACAAACTAAGGGGCTAACATGGCAAAGCTAAAGGTAACAAGGGCTGACAATTCAGTACAGGAGTTTGAGATAACTCCCCTGATTGAGTATGCCTTCGAGCAATACGCCAAGAAAGGCTTTCACAAGGCGCTGATAGAGGATCAGAAACAATCTGATGTCTATTGGCTCTGCTGGGAAGCAATCCGTCGTTCGGGTGAAACGGTCAAACCTTTCGGGGAAGGATTCTTAGAAACCCTCAAGTCAGTTGAGGTTCTAGAGTCTGACCCTTTAGGGTAGATCGGAACTCCCTCACCTATCTCGCAGCTCGGCTGAGTTACGAGTATGGAGTTCCGTTTCAAACTATTGTTGAATTACCAGCGATAGCGTTTAAGGCACATCTAGAAGTCCTTAAGGACATAGCGAAGGAGCGTAAGGATGCCAGTACAGCTTCAGGGCGCCGTCGCACTTCGTAAAGCCTTACGCAAGTTTGAACCAGACTTGGCTAAAGAAACAACTAAAGAGATTGCTAACTTTCTTAAGCCGGTAACTAAGAACGCTCGAGGATTCTTACCTTCTAACAGCGAAGTTCCATCAGGTTGGCTTAAGCGTGAGAACGCTAAGGGTCGCTGGGCTAATCGCTATTATGACAGAAGCCAAGTTAGTCGAGGCATTAGTTACAAGAGCAGCCCAAGCAAGGCAAACCGTCGAGGCTTCAGAGCCTTGGCATCTATCTTTAATAAGTCTGCTGCTGGCGCTATCTATGAGACAGCAGGTCGCAAGTCTGGAGTTACTGGAAAGTTCACTCCCAAGCTCGGCGGTCAATTAGTTGGTCAAGGCCAGAAAATGACAGGTAGAGCAATCTTTAGAGCCTTTGATGAGGATCGTGGCAAGGCAACAGCAGGAGTCCTTAAAGCCATTGAAACCTCAGCGGCTAAATTCAATGCAAGGAGACCAGTCTAGTGGCAGATTTAAGAGTTGATATTGCGTCGGAGTTCACCGGCAAACCAGCCTTCGTAAAGGCACAGAAAGCCACTAACTCATTAGACAAAGCAGTTGGCAAACTAGGCAAGCAACTTGCTTCAGTATTCGCATTTACTAAAGTTGTTCAATTTGGCAAGGCATCAGTTAAAGCCTTTGCAGAGGATGAGGCAGCAGCTAATCGTCTATCTACAGCAGTTAAGAATCTAGGTTTAGCCTTCGCACAACCTCAGATTGATACTTACATTGCTAAGTTGGAATCAAGCAGTGCAGTCCTCGATGACCAGTTGCGCCCAGCCTTCCAAGCATTACTAACAACAACTGGATCACTAACCAAATCTCAGGAACTCCTGACAATGGCAATCGAAGCCTCACGCGGTAGCGGCATTGATCTGACAACCGTCGCGCAGGACTTGGCTAACGCCTACAATGGCAACACCAGAGGATTAAGAAAATATAACCTTGGACTCACCAAGGCACAGCTTACAACCGTTTCATTTACAGAAGTCCAGCAGCGATTCAATAAGCAGTTCTCAGGAGCAAACGCGACCTTCCTTGATACCTATGCAGGCAAATTGCAGGTTCTTACTGTTGCCTCAGAGAACGCTAAAGAGACAATCGGTAAAGGATTAGTCGATGCCTTGGCTCTAGCCGGTGGCAAAGATGGCGATATCCAAGATGTAGCCGATGCTATGTCTGATTTATCTAACTTTACTGCAGATGTTGTTCGTGGGCTTGGCGCTCTTGCTGGAAAATTCACAGCAGTAGATAAATCTCTTTCAGGTGGATTATTAGGCAAAGTTTTAACTGCTAACTTTAAGTACGGTTTATTAGGGCAACTGGCTGAATTAGGTCAATCAACACAAGCGCGACCAAGAGCTAATCGTCGCTTTATGGGTGGCGCACAAACTAATCTTTATGACTCTAGCGCAGCAGCAGAGAAAAGATATCAGCAACAGCAAAAGAAATTCCAAGATGCTCAGATCAAGGCAACTAAAGCACTCACAGCCGAGCAGAAAAAACAGGCAGCACTTAAGAAAGCTGCAAGCATATTTGACCTAGAGCAGATTCAGATTATCGCGGCGTTGCAAGGCAATCTCTCGAAAGAGGAAAGAACTCGCCTTGAGGCGCAACTAGCCTTGCTCAACAATAACGAACAGGTTGCTACAGCGCTGACTAAGCAGATTCTTATGTCACAGGATGCAACAGGCAATCTTTACAAGTTATGGCAGACCCTTCCCGATGCTCGCAACCCATTCGCTTACCTTGAGGAATACCTCAACGGACTAGCTAAGAAGGCAGCAGCAGTCCTCTCAGGTGGTGCAAGCGGCACAGCGCCAGTAACTCCTACTAACGTGACTCCTAGCGTCGTAGGAACTCCTTTTGGACAAGCAGGATCATCACAAGAGGCAGCAGCCATCAGACAACTTGGTACACCTTTCGGACAAGCAGGTGGCAATGGCTCAGGTTACATCGGTACACCTTTCGGACAGGCGCAGCCAATTGTTGTTCAGATTGATGGCAAGACCGTTGCATCAGCTCTGCAAGATACTTCGATGTCAGGCATCCCTTCAGCAATTAACAGAACTTACGGAAGCTTCGCTGGTCGATGAGCCTACCTGCCGAGATATCCGTATCCTTTGACTTTAGTTCAGGTGCGACTTTCGGCTACCCATTTACAATCGGCGACGCTAAGTACGGAGTTCTAGGTACTGGCACACTTGGCTCAACCACAGTCCCAGTTCCAACTGTTGATCTAACTCCTAACGTTCGCAATATCACCATCAATCGTGGCAGAGATATCCAGAGCGACACCTACACAGCTGGCACAGCCGTTGTACGCATTACAGACCCAGACTCTTACTTTAACCCTCAGAACACAGCCAGCCCTTATTACGGCTATCTAGTGCCTCTGCGCAAGGTTCGTATTGCAGCCACAACTGGCACAACCCAGAAGTTCTTATTCTCGGGCTATACAACTGAGTATCGATATACCTATGACCAAGCCGAGCAAATGGGTTATGTTGATATCTATGTAGCCGATGCCTTCCGCTTGTTTAACTTGGCTCAAGTTACAACCGTTGCAGACTCAGGTGCAGGACAGACAACTGGCACACGCATTGGCAAGATTCTAGATCAGGTGGACTTTCCATCCAATATGCGCACCTTGGCAACTGGTCAGTCTCAATGTATTGCTGACCCAGCAACCCTTCGCACAAGCCTTAACGCCATCAAGAACGCAGAGTTCTCTGAGCAGGGTGCGTTCTATATCAACCCATCAGGCACAGCCATATTTAAGGATAGAAACACAGTTGTTTCCTCTATCGCTGCAACGCCAATCGAGTTTAATCAAACTGGCGGTATCCCATATCGCAACCTTGTATTTGCCTTCGATGACAAGCTCATCATCAATCAGGCTCAGATGACCCGATACGGCGGCACAGCCCAGTTCGCAGAGAACGCAACCTCTATTGCCAAGTATTTCCCTCACCAGTACAGCGCTCAAGAGTTGGTCATTGATACTGATGCCAATGCCCTCAATATCGCTGCAACTTATGTAGCCACTAGAGCTGAGACAACTATCCGCATTGACCAGATGACTGTTGATCTATTAGACCCATCAGTTCCAACTGACACAATGATTGGGCTCGATTATTTCGACAATGTGCGCATTTCTAATAACCAGCCTGACGGCAGCACAATCGTTAAGACGCTACAGGTGCAGGGCTTATCGTGGAATATCAGCCCTAATTCAATGCAGGTAACAGTTACAACACTTGAGCCCATCGTCGATGGATTCATCATAGGAAGCACAGAACGCGGTATAATTGGCGTGAGTGCAATGACTTACTAGGAGATATAAATGGCAACAGGCTTCCCAGCAGCAACAGGAGACATCCTAACTGCGTCTATGTTCAACGGGCTAGTAGCCTTTACAGTCGATGCAGATCAGACAGCGGATTACACAGCAGTCCTCGATGATCAGTATCAGACCCTAGTACCTATGAACAAGGCAACAGCCGTAGCGTTCAAGATTCCTACCAATGCCTCAGTAGCCTTCCCAGTAGGCACAGCAATCACAGTTCTCAACAAGGGCGCTGGAGCAGTCACAATCTCAGCAGTCACTTCAGGCACAACAACAGTTCTTTCAGCAGGTGCAGTTGCAGCTTCTCCAACCTTGGCTCAATACAAGACAGCAGTTTGCATCAAGACAGCAACAGACACTTGGTACGTTGTAGGGGCAATCGGCTAGTGATCGGAGCAATCACAGCAGGGCTTTATGCCGGTGGAGTGCCGCCTGTAACTAACTCTTATGAGTCAATTGCGACTGTTACCGTTGGCTCAGGTGGCGCATCGTCAATTACTATAAGTTCAATCCCAAGCACCTTTAAGCACCTTCAGATTCGTGGTATCGCTAAAGGAAATCGCGCTGTTTATGTTGATGACTTGGGAATGAGATTCAACAGCGATTCAGGCTCCAACTATTCTTTCCACCGCATTTATGGTTTTGGTTCAGGTTCACCCGGAGCCGACGGCGGAGCCAGCCAGTCAGCTATGAATATTGGGCAGGTGGCAGGCGGCACGGTCAATAACGCTTCCGGCTTGGGTGGCATCGTGATAGATGTGCTGGATTATACTTCAGTAAATAAAAATAAAACTGTTCGCTCTTTAAGTGGTTACGATGATAATGGTCAAGGAGCAATCGAATTTGCTTCAGGCAGTTGGTACAACTCATCAACAGCCGTATCTAGTATTACATTTTTACCGTTAATCGGAAGTTTACTAGCTGAAAAAACTACATTCGCACTATACGGGATTAAGGGGTAATCATGGCAGCCGGTTCAACATACACCCCAATAGCGACAACAACGCTAGGCTCTAGTGCTAACTCATACACTTTCTCATCAATCCCAAGCACTTACACAGACCTCGTGTTGGTAATGGCAACCAATGAGACTGTAGCAAATAGCAATGGAATTATCCTGCGCTTTAACTCAGACTCATCAAGCAATTACTCAACCACTTATCTTTACGGCAATGGAAGTTCTGCGGCATCAACAAGAGAAACGAACAGAACAAGCGTTGGTCTTGGTTGGTTACTTGCTCCAGACTCAACAAACCTGACAGCGATTTACAATGTCAGCATTATGAATTACTCAAACACTACAACTTATAAGACTGTTCTCAATCGTGGCAACAATGCTGCACAGGCAGCAGAAGCAAATGTCAGTCTTTGGCGCGACACCGCAGCAATTAACTCAATTACTATCAGAACTAGTAGCGCAGGAAATGACCTTAATACTGGAACTGTTCTCACCCTATACGGAATTCAGGCGGCATAATGGCAAATACATTTGAACTTATTGCAAGCTCGACAGCCGGAAGCGGTGGAGTGTCATCATTTACCTTCTCGTCAATTCCAAGCACTTACACAGACCTAAACCTTGTTCTCTCTTTGCGTTCAGGCAGCGGAGACGATTACTTTTCATTCGCGTTAAATTCCTCGACTTCTTCATTTTCTTTAAGGCAGCTTTATGCAACAGGCTCAGGCGCTGGTTCAACTAGCCGTTCAGATGGTCTATTAACAGCTACTCAAGTTCCTTCAAGTTATACCGCAAGCACATTCAGTAGCGTTTCTATGTATATTCCTAACTATGCAGGAAGCACCAATAAGTCTATTTCCCTTGATGCGGTTCTAGAAAATAACGCTACGGGCACTCAGATGGCTTTAGATGCCATTCTTTGGTCTAACACAGCAGCAATAAACAGAATTGATGTTACTCACCCTTCAAGCACATTTGTTCAATACTCAACCGCCTATCTATATGGAGTCAAAAATGCCTAATCCAACACGAATCGAAATCAACTGCGAAACAGGCGTGGAGTCAATCATTGAACTCACCGATGCTGAGGTTGCAGAATTAGAAGCTCAGGCTGCTATTGCAGAACAGCAGAAGGCAGAAGCCGATGCAAAGGCTGAGGCAGATGCACAGGCGAAGGCTGCTCTACTTGAGCGTCTAGGTATCACAGCAGACGAAGCGAAGCTCCTACTGGCATGACTCCCAAGTTATGCAAATCAGGTCGGCAATTAAGGGAGCAGATTGATGATTGTTTCCCTGACCGAGACAGAAGTTCCGATGGCTGGCTTGGCGATGCACGCCACGCAGCGCGCCCTTCTGATCACAATCCTGATGAGCAAAATATCGTCTGGGCAATTGATACCGACAAGGATTTATCTGGAAAGGCAAAGCCCGACTTCGCCTCTGACCTTGCAGATCAACTTCGACTCTATGCAAAGGCTCATGGCAGAATCAGCTATATCATCTACAACGGCAAGATTGCATCAAGCAAGAGGAATTGGCGTTTCAGAACTTACACTGGGATTAATAGCCACCGGACTCATATCCATGTCAGCTTTAGCAAGAAAGACGATTCGAGTGCTTTCTTTGATATTCCGTTACTAGGGGGAAAATAATGAACATGAAGCACCCAGCAGTTGTATCTCTTGGAGCGTTCCTAGCAGTCTGGGGTACAACCTCGAACTTTGCTCTTGACTATCGTTCCATTCTTGGATCAATTGTCGCTGGAGTATTCGGCTATGCGAGCCCCAAAAAATAATGAGCGCGGTTGACATCTCGGCTATCGCCGTTGGAATTGTTACTGTTCTCGGTGGCACAGCCGCATTCTTACAGTTCTTGGTTAAACACTATTTGGCAGAACTTAAGCCCAATGGTGGCTCTTCAATGAATGACCGCTTGACGCGTGTCGAAGCGATGCTTGAGGTTCTAGTTAAGGGAAAATAAAGCTATGGCAAGGAAGCGACCAGTCATTGATCTCGATACTTACAGCGCTTTAGATGCTTATTGCATAGCGATGAACGAGTATTACAAATCATTGAGGCGAGCAGGTTTCACAGAGACTCATGCCTTTTGGCTGCTCTCAGATCGTGAGACTTTCCCGGACTGGATAATTCCTAACCTACCCAACCGCATAGATAACCTTCCCTATGAAGACGATGAGGACTAAATGCGCAGAACAGTTGTTGTTCCTGACCTTCAAATTCCCCTTCACGATCCGGTAAGCGTCAACAATGTAATCTCCTTTATTAAGGCGTACAGACCTGACAGCGTTCTGACCCTGGGAGACGAGGCAGACTTCACAGAGATTGGGCGTTGGTCAGAAGGTCGCCCTGGCTGGTATGAGCAGACATTAGCTGACAACCGAGACCTAACAGTTGAGACCCTTTGGCGCTTGGGTGAATATGCCAAAGAACAACACATGATCCGCAGTAATCACACAGATAGATTGTTCAATGTCATCATGAATAAGATACCCGCGTTCATGTCTTTGCCTGAGCTTAAGTTCGAGAAATTTATGAAGCTGGAAGAGTTAGGCATCACTTACCATAAGAAGCCATACGCGGTCGCCAAGGGCATTTTGGCGGTACATGGAGACGAAGGCAGTGTGAAGCCTACACCGGGGCTCACAGCCCTTGAGAGCGCCCGCAGAGCGGGTTTTTCGACCATTTGCGGACACACGCACAGAGCCGGTTTTTCACAGTTCTCAGAGTCCAGCGGTGGCAAAATCACTAGGATCATCAGAGGTTGGGAAGGCGGGCATCTCATGGATATCCGTCAGGCTACCTACACCAAGACTCACAACTGGCAACAAGCTTTCATCATTATCGAGGAAGACGCAAAAGGCGCTCAGGTCAGCATCATCAACCTGGAGAAAGATGGGACATTTATCGTTCACGGAAAGCGTTATGGGCGCAGCCGCTGAGATTGCTATTCCCTACATGGAAGACGAAGACCCATCTCAAATCGTTATCATTTCGTTATCAAGAAAAGGCGGCTGCCGCTTCTATTTGAGGTAAAGTTCTTTCTGTAGGGGGCTCGCCGAGGAATGGAAGCCATAGGCTGAGCCCCTTACACCTAACAGAAAGGGCTCAAATGATTACCAATCACGATCACATAGTTATTCTCTCAATGCTCGTTGGTTCACTTCCAGGCTTTCTTATTGGATACGCCAAGGGTCATGGACACGGCAAGATTGCAGGGCGCATTGCATTGCGCCGCGAGCAAAAGCAACTGGTTAGCCGATGAACGCCAATGAACTCTTACAATCAGCAGGGGACACCATCAATGTCCGCAACCATACTCACGGCGATATTAAAGACAATCTGCGCCGAACCGGAATGCTCCTTTCTGCGTATCTCGAAATACCAATTCACGACTATCAAGTCGCAATCATCATGCAGCTGGTCAAAATTAGCCGAACTCAGGAATCCCCATACTTGCTCGACCACTGGGTCGATTTGCTTGGTTACGGAGCGATTGCCGGAGAGCTCGCACTATCAGAGGAGATTATCTAATGTTTAACCTAGACGATTATGAGACAGTTGAAGAACGCCTTATCAAATTTTGGAAGGATCACCCTGATGGTCAAATTCACACGAAGGTACTTGAGCATACTTCTGCTCGATTTATTGTTGAAGCTAGCATTTACAGGACTGAGGCTGACCCTCGGCCTTGGACAACTGGCCTTGCTGAGGAGACGGTTCAGGGTCGTGGAGTTAATGCTACGTCTGCCCTTGAGAATTGTGAGACAAGTGCGATTGGTCGCGCATTGGCTAATGCAGGATATGCTACTAAGGGAAAGCGTGCATCACGCGAGGAGATGACCAAGGTAGCTGCCAAGGCAGCCGTTGTAGATCAGGTTGCACAAGTCAAAGCAAAAATGGCTCAGACATCGAGCGAATATGTGCCAGTAGAGAAAGCGAGTGATCCTTGGACAGTTTCAAGTGCTGCACCGGTGACAACCATGGAGCAAGCTGTAGAGATGGTGAAGGATGTCCTTGGTGGCACCCCAGTGGACGAGAGTTGTATCCATGGTGCGCGTGTCTGGAAAACAGGAACGACTAAAGCCGGCAAGCCTTGGGGTCATTGGAAGTGCATGGCTCAGATACTAGGAGATGCAGAACGTTGCGACCCTATCTGGTACGAGATTGATAAAGAGACCGGACAATGGAAGCCGCAGGTGAAGCGCTGATGGGATATATACAGTTCTTAAACCAAGATGGCGAATGGGAAGAGTTTCCCAATGAAGAACAGAGAGCCAATCTCAAGGCTAATGCAGAACTATTAGAAGAACTGGGTTACAAGCTGATATGCCAAATGTGTAACAAGTTCCCAACTAGAGCGCAGATTCGCAGTCGTTACTTATTGAATGAGTGGACTTGCGAAGATTGCCATACTGTAAATTCTGCTGGACGTGCATGACACGACACAGAAAAGACCGAGGTCTGCGTACTGAGCGAGTGGTTGCAGCCTATCTCTCGCAATGGTGGAGAAGCGCAGGTGTAGGTCGTGGAGCTGGAAAAGATATAACCAACGTCCCGTTCGACGTTGAGGTTAAGGCTAGATCGGCGTTCCAGCCATTGGAGTGGCTGCGTCAAGCAACCAAGCGAGCAGGTGGCAAAGAGTTGCCGTTCGTGGTGTGTCGTATGAATGGACAGGGTGAGGATGCTTCCGAGTATCTTGCTTTCATGCGGTTTGGTGATTTGGTGCAGCTACTCCTTCCCATTTACGGAGATATTCAGAAAGATTCGGTAGAATTAGAGCCTGAGAGATGCGCACAATGCGGATCGTGGAAGTTGGTTAATGTGAAGTGCAGGACTTGTAATGCCGATATATGAGTTTCAATGCCGTAATGATGACTGCGAAAGCACAGCCATACTAGATCATGAGCTTGCTATACATGAGCCTCATGACATTAACTGTCCATTCTGTGATGAGCCAATGAACAAGGTCTATTCATCAGCACCTACAGCCATATTTAAGGGTACTGGGTTCTATTCAACAGATTCTAAAAGGTGATGTAATTCACATCTCACATAATGAGATTATAGGAGAATCATGCGCTTAACATACTTGACACGTACGGTACTCTCTAGGCTAGAGCCCATCAGGGGCTCAGAGCGAGCCGCTTCGCGGATAGCTCGCTCGGTAGCCATCGCTATTGGGATATCTCTATCTATTGCTAATGCACCTAGTACACAAGGCTCAATAGGTCCTATTCAAAGCATTAAAGAATTAGCTGATTATCAATTAACTGAAGTTCAAGAGAAATGTCATAACATCATTGCATTCAAGGAATCATCTAATAATCGATTAGCAGTTAATGGATCACATCATGGCTACTATCAAGGCAAAAGTAAGTACCTTGAGGGTAAGCCTGATGATGTCCAGTTCTATTGGTATTGGTACTATGTAAGCCATAGATATGGCGTAACAGAGTATGATGAGCCTGACTATTGTAAGGCGTTACATCATTTGAAAACTAGGGGGTGGCAGTAATGCCACGTAAGAATCACTTCACTTTAAAAGAGCAAGAGTTTATAAAAGACAATGCCCAAATGGGCGGTAATTGGCTCGCTGACGCTTTACAAGTTCCACGCCCTTGGATTTATCAATATGCAACAGACGAAGGTATTAGCGTTAAGAAGGGTGGCAAACAGCCACCTAGATCTCATACCCGAATAACCAAAATGAAACATGGATTCTGTTCATGGCCTAAGAATTACAGGAGATATAAGAAAGAGCTTGTATTAAGAGATGGACTTAGATGCCATTACTGTGATTACATGATGACCTTCGAGGAAGCACAGGTAGATCACATATTGGCTAAGGCTAGGGGCGGCACAGACGCACCACATAACTTAGTCCTAGCTTGTGCTAGATGTAATAACCTAAAGAGTACGCTCTGCTACACATGTCCGGAGTTCCGTGAAGCCATCGCATAGAGAGTTAGGCACACAGCGTTGGAAAGACCAACGCAAGCGTGTGCTGCAACGAGATAGTTATATATGCCAGTACTGCGGTGATACAGCAACACAGGTAGATCACATAATTCCACGAGCCAAGGGCGGTGGACACGAGTTAGAGAACCTATTAGCTTGCTGCGCCAAGTGCAACGGACTTAAAGG